AAATCGATGATTTCCTTGGCGACGTCGGTCACCCGCTTGTCGAACATGTGCGCGAGCATGCGGGTTACGGTCCACCCCGATACTTGGGCGACGTCGCGCAGCGGCCACTGCTTGCCGCACCCCCTCAAAACGAAGAATTTGCCGACGTCGTAGGGGTGCAACCCGCTCTTGGTTTTCATCCGCGCTGCGCCTTGCCGTTGGCGGGTTTGGGGCGTGGCGGGCGCTTGATCCGTTTGCGCATGGCAACAAGCTGGCCGAACAGGACCGGCGGCGCATCGCGCTCCAACTCGAGCAACATCGGCGCCAACACGGCATAACTGCTGGCAGGCAGGCCGCGCCTGCGCCAGTTGCTGACGAGCCGCTCGTCAACGCCGAATAGCTCGGCCACTGTGGATGGGCCGCCGAGCGCGTCGATGGCCGTGCGAGCAAACCGTTTGCGAATTTCGTCGGGCATGCTATGACATACCCAACAAGTGGTTACCTTGTCAATATCCAACAAGGCTACGGTTGGTACCAATCGGGAGGTAGTTGACACTCGTCATTATGTTGGGAGACACAAGGGGTCATGGTCCGCACACCGTCAGACCCCACATCTATTGCCGAGATCAGCCGCCGGCTGGAACTCACCCGCCGGGCGCTGGGGCTAACCCAGGTGATGATGGGAAGGCTGATGGGGACCATCAGCAACGGGCAGGCGTGGGGGAACTACGAGAGCGGCAAACGCCGTATCTCGGTCGATCACGCGCTCGCCCTCAGCCAGAACGTGGGGCTACCACTGGACTGGATCTACCAGGGGCGGATGGTCAACCTGCCCCCGGAATTGCGCGAGAAAATCCAGCACCTTATGCTGGAAGCCCCGCCGCAGACCCTTACGCGTCGTCTACGGCGTGCAGGAAATGAACCCCCGGCGGGATCGCCTGCTCGTCGTATTTCCACTCGACGAGGCGGCGCATCGCGGAAATAACGGCGTGTGATCGTCGCGCGCTGTGAGGCAGCTGTAAAACAAGCTGCATGGCCAGATTGGCGTCATCTGCGGCCGTCGGCGCGTCATAGTCTTCTGACATCGCCTGTTCCATCGAGCGATCCCCTTTCATTGCCGTGGTTGAGCGTGGGCCGGCACGCCCACGCTAACGCACATGTCATTTTCGTGTAACCCGCCGCGCGATACCGCCTCTGTCACAAAATGTTACGAGCCGTTGTGGATGGCTGCGTGCAATTATTTCCACCCGCCGGTTGGATTGCCGCTTGACAACCCAACACCGTGTTGTATGCTCCGTTGCATTGGAGCAATGGAGAACGACAGTGACCCCCGAACAACACGCCCAGCGCATCCGCCAACTCGAGCTGCAGTTGGAGATCGCGGCCTATGGCCTCGGAATGCCCAGAGACTACGAGCGGGTGATGACGCTTCGCGTGGCGCTGGAATGGGCCCGCAAGGAAGCCGAGCGCATGGACAGCGACGGCTTCAACGAACAGGCGGGGGGATACTGATGACCTTTTCCATCCTTACCGTCATCGGTCTGATGTTCTTCTTTTTGCTGTGCTGCCATGACTGAACGACGAGATACCGCTATGACCGCCTACGCCTCCGACGCCCTCACCATCGTGGCCCTGTCTTTGTTCATGGCCTCCATCTTCATGCTGTGTGTGGTGCTCGTATGACCTTCGAAGTGCAGAAAATTTCCATGCCGGTCAATGCGGCAACGCCGATGGAAATGCTCAACCGCGCCATGATGAGCGGCGCCGCGCCCGAGACGCTGGAAAAGCTGCTCGCCTTGCAGGAGCGATGGGAACACAACCAAGCTAGCAAGGCTTTTGATGAGGCGATCGCCGCGGCCCGAGCCGAAATCCCGCCGATCAAGAAGAACAAGACCGTGAGCTATGGCGCCGGCAAGGCCGCCTATAACCACGAAGACCTTGCCGAGATCGAGCGCACCATTCTGCCGATCCTGAGCAAGCACGGCATCAGCTATCGGTTCCGAACCACCGTTGCCGACAAGCAGATCATCGTCACCTGCATTCTGTCGAAGGGCGGCTATCGCGAGGAAAACAGCCTTCCGGGCCCGGCAGACACGTCGGGGTCAAAGAACCCAATTCAACAGATCGGATCGACGGTCACCTACTTGGAACGATACGCCCTCAAGGCCGCACTTGGCCTGTCGGCCACCGACGATGACGACGATGGCATCGGCGCTACCCCAGACAAACTCACCGACGAGCAAGTGGCCGAGCTAACGAAGGTCATTGAGGACAGCGGTCGCACCGTCGAGTGGTTCTGCAACTTCGCCGCCAAGATACCCGCGATCGCCGAGCTTGCCCCGGAACGCTATGCGGTCGCGTTGGCCCACGTCAGGAAACTGCCAAAGGTGGACAATGCAGCAGGGCAGTAGGGAGTGGGCCAAGCCCAATCTGAAACACGGCATGCGATACACGCCGGAATATAATTCATGGACCAAAATGAAAAGACGCTGCCTCAAGACGACAGATAAGGATTTCCCCCGATGGGGCGGCCGCGGTGTAACGATCTGCGAAGAATGGATCACATCATTCGAAGCATTTTATGCCCACATCGGGCCACGGCCTGACGGCACGTCATTGGATCGGATCGACAACCGCCTTGGGTATTGCCCCGGAAATGTTCGATGGGCAACGGCACAGCAACAGCAGCGAAACCGGCCTGGTGCATATCAATGGAACATCAAAGGGCTGTCTTTCGACACTGCGGAGGAAGCAGCAGCACATTTCAACGTCAGCAAACATTCAGTTTGGCGTTGGGTTCGCGGGCAACATGACAAGCGGCGCAACCACTTTGATCCTCCGAGGGAAGATTGCCATGTCGTCACCCGGTATTGAGCAAGGCACCGACGCTTGGAGACAATTGAGGGTCGGAAAAGTGACGGCTAGTCGCGTGCATGACATCGTGGCCGTCACCCGTTCTGGAGGTTATACGGCAGGGCGCAAGAATTATCTCAGTGCGCTGGTATGGGAGCGCCTTACCGGCAAGCCCAAGGCAACGTATCAATCCGCGGCCATGGCTTATGGCACCGAATGCGAACCCGAGGCCCGCTTCGCCTATGCGCTCAAGCAAGGTGTAGAGATCGAGGAAGTGGGCTTCATTACTCACCCCACGATCAACATGGCCGGCGCCTCGCCTGATGGGTTAGTCGGTGTGGAGGGCCTCTGCGAGATCAAGTGCCCCCAAGACAGCGCCCACCTCGACAGGTGGCTCGGCGCCAAGATCGATCCCGGTTACATGGATCAAATGATGTTCCAGATGGCCTGCACCGGCCGGCAGTGGTGTGACTTCGTCAGCTATCACCGCGACGCGCCGGAAGAAATGCAACTTCACATCGCCCGCGTGCCGCGCGATGACAAGCGCATCGCCGACCTAGAGCAGGAGGTCGTGCAATTCCTCATCGATCTGGATGCCACGGTGGACTTGCTACGCAAGCGCTACCTGCAGGAGGCAGCATGAGCCGCGCCGTCGCCATTCTGTGCAATTACAACATCCGCAACCGGGTCATAAATACGGTTAGAAAGGCGCCGGATGGCACCATCGTTGAATTCCACAAACCCCGGCGCACACTTGAGCAAAACGCAAAGATGTGGGCCATGCTCACTGAGATCGCAGCCAGCGGTGAACTGCGTGACCAACGCTGGACCCCGGATCAGTGGAAATCGATCTTTATGCAGAGCCTCGGCCACCCGGTCGAGGTGCTGCCGTCGCTCGACGGCAAGTCGTGGTTTCCGGCAAGCCTATCGTCTTCGCGGCTATCGAAAGGACAGATGGCCGAAATGATCGAATGCATGCTTGCGTGGGGCACCGAGAACGGTGTCGTATTCCAAGACGATCCGGTGACCGAAGATGTCGCGAGTTGAATTCACTCTAGCCACCAAGCTCGCAGCACTGCGCCGCTGTGGCGGACGCTGCGAGGCCAAGGGCTGTGGCTACATGTTCAAGAAGGTCGCCGGTGAATACGAATTCGATCACGTCAACCCGGCCGCGTTCTGCGACGGTGACGTGGGGCTAAACAACATAGCTGTGCTCTGCGCGCAATGTCATTCAGCTAAAACCAAGAAAGACATCACGCTGATCGCGAAAAGCAATCGTATCACCAAGAAAGAGTTTGGCCTGTCCAAAAGCGGCAGCATCCGCACATGGAGATCACGTTGACCGACATTGCCGAGCGGCTGCGCAATCGCAATAACCCCGAAAATCGCTGGGTAATGATGACCGAGGCCGCGGCCGAGATCGAGCGGCTGCGGGCGGCACTGCAAGCCCTGCATGATTGGAACGTGGAATATGCTCGCATCAACAATCTGTTCAATACTGATGGTACTCCCGCTACGTTTCACGAACTGCTAGTGGCCCGCCGCGCCCTGGAGCCCAAGCCATGAGTTTCGCCGGCTTCCGTACCCCGCCGGCGGAAGGCGCCGCCCCGTCCATTGCTCCACTTTGAATGGGGCGGCGTCGTAATATGAGGCCAGCATGACCGA